CCTAAATTCAGGGTTTATCCAGGAGCTGAACCCCTCTTCGGATAAGTTAAATCTTGCTGGAAATAGTACTTCTGATCTGTCTGAAGGTACTAATCAGTACTTTACAAATGCCAGAGCAAGAGGCGCAATATCTGTTACTGATTCCGGAGGTGATGGGTCTCTTGCTTACAACTCAAGCACCGGTGTAATTACTTATACAGGACCTAGTGCAAGTGAAGTACGTGCTCATTTAAGTGTTGCATCTGGATCAGGGCTTACGTATAACAACGGGACAGGAGAATTCGATACAAGTGCAATACCTAATAGCCAGCTGGCCAATAGCTCGTTAACGGTCGGTTCGACAAGCATTTCACTTGGTGCTACCGCAGCCACGGTTGCTGGTCTTACGTCTCTCACGTCCACCACACTTGAAGGCACAACTACCGTACGAGTTGGTGCAGCAGATGCAGCAAACGGAATTCTTCTAAATTCCTCTGGGATTACATTCGAAGGTTCTAGTGCTGATGCGAACGAAACAACTATTTCAGTAACGAATGCTACTGCAGATCGTTCAATACTTTTTCCAGATGCCGGTGGCACTGTAGCGCTGCTGACCTCTCTAAGTGCAAGTAACAGCGGAACGGGTCATGGATCTTTAGCGTATAACAATTCAACAGGTGCTTTTACTTATACAAAAGTTACAGCTGCAAACATAAGAGGTGAAATCTCAGTCACTGATTCTGGTGGTGATGGCAGTCTTGCTTATAACAATTCGACAGGAGTAATAACTTACACAGGTCCGAGCGCTAGTGAAGTGCGTGCTCATTTAAGTGTGGCGTCTGGATCGGGACTTACGTATAACAGCTCGACAGGAGAGTTCGGTACAAATGCAATACCTAATTCTCAACTAGCAAACTCCACAGTAACAGTTGGCTCTACCTCAATTGCTTTAGGTAGTTCAGCCACGACTATTGCAGGCTTGACATCAGTAACTTCAGCTGCAGTAGTAACTAACGATAGTGGCTTTAGAGTTAGAGATAACTCAGACAACACCAAACAACTTGCTTTCGAGTGTTCTGGTATAGCATCCTCGACAACTCGAACGATGACCGTTCCTAATTCGAGCGGAACAATCGCTACAGAAGATTTTGCTACCGCAATCGCAGTTGCATTAGGATAGATCTATGGCAACCCAAGTACAATTCCGCAGAGGCACAACTGTCCAGCATTCAGTCTTCACAGGCGCTGCTGGTGAAGTTACTGTCGACACTGATAAGAATGCATGCGTAATACACGATGCAGTAACAGCAGGAGGTTTTCCTCTTCTCAGAGATAATGGTAGTAACTCGCAACTTGCTTTAGGCTCACTAACTAGTTGTGCTTTAAAATTTGCCTCTGATCCCAACACTGGAATTATTTCACCGGGGCCTGACCAAGTGTCATTCGTGACGGGTGGTGTTGCTAGGCTTACAATAGATTCAGCTGGCGCTATTAGCGTTCCTGGTAATGTCACGATTACTGGAAGTTTGACAGTAAGCGGTGCATTCGATTCATCCGAAAACCTCGCTCTGATTGTCGCCTTAGGATAATATGGCAAACACTTTTAAAATCGACACCAAGTCAAGCCTCGTTACTACGGTAATCACAGATTCCGCAACTAACGTTCTTACCGCAGGAAACACTGCAACCTTGGTTTTGCTTAGCTGTCTTGTTTCAAATAAAGCCAGTAGTAGCGCTGATGTTGATATTTATTTGGTCACAAACACCGGCGACGATGTTTATCTAATTCGTAATGCGCCAGTTCCTGCTGGTTCTACCCTCGAGGTGATTGCAGGATCAAAAATTATTCTTGAATCAAATGATGTGCTTAGAGCGCGTAGCAATACAGCAACAGCTCTAGATCTATCAATTAGCTACTTAGAGCAGACTCCTTAACAGGTCATGGGTTTAACAACTAATGAAGCTACAGAATTAGTAAAGGCGTTAGCTATTCGTGTAGAGGAGCTGGAAGCTCTTCTTAATCCCGTAGCAATTCTTTCGCAGGAAGATTCTTCTTGGCGTGTAGTAAGACAGAAAAGGGACGCTCGCTTACGTTCCACTGACTGGGTAATGACCCCAGGTTCTACCATTGATCAGGCTGCTTGGGCTGCATACAGACAAGCACTTCGTGATCTTCCTCAAACTTATCAGGCTGCTAGATTGGAAGATATCAGTTGGCCTGTCCAGCCCAGTCTGTAAAAATTTTAAATGGCTTACATCGGTAACGACCTTGAGGTAGCTTTTCAAAGTTATCTGATCATTGATGATATTAGTTCTTCTTTCAATGGCAGTGTTACAAGTTTTGCCCTACAAGTAGGTGGTGCAGCTCCTGTACCTTTACCAATTAATCCCCAGCAATGTTTAATTTCAGTCGCTGGTGTTATTCAGGAGCCTGATCCTACAGGTTCTTCCGGTTTTAATCTTAGCGGCGGTAATATTGTATTTAGCTCAGCACCATCAGGTGGAGCAAGCTTTTTTGGTGTAATTCTTGCTGGCGCTGATTATGTCAATGTAGGTGTTGATTTTCCTGCGGGCAGTAATTCTGCCCCGTCGATTACCTTCGTCACGGACAAAGATACTGGGTTCTTCTCTAAAGCAGCTAATGAGATTGGCATTGCATGTGCTGGTACTGAGGTTGGTGTATTTAGTGCTACTGGTCTGAGCAGTGGCTTTGCTGACGGATCTGCTGCTAGCCCAAGCATATTTTTCACGTCAGATACGAACACAGGTCTTGCACGTCCTGCGTCTGACGAAATTATAATCACGACAGGTGGTGTTGAGCGTGCTTCGTTTGGCAGCGCAGAAATTGTATTTAACGATGCAAGTAATGATTTAGATTTCCGCGTTGAAGGAAATGGTGATGCCAACCTTCTTCACATTGATGCAGGTAATGACAGGATAGGTATCTCTACTGCAACTCCTTCAGCACTTCTTGATGTTGATGGTGGAGACGCTTTAATTCATGGTGCAACCGTTGGTCGTGGTGCGGGTGACGTTGCGAGTAATACGGTTGTTGGCAACAACGCACTAGATGCCAATACTTCAGGAGCAAACAATACGGCGATTGGTGATGAGGCACTGACTGCAAACACTTCTGGAGATAGCAACACTGCTGTTGGACAAGATGCTCTTAGTGCAAACACTACATCAAACAATAGCACCGCAGTCGGTCATGATGCGTTAAAAGTAAGTACAGGCGCAAAAAACACTGCACTCGGTGCGGTAGCACTTAGTTCAAATACTTCAGCAGAAAACAACACTGCTTGTGGGTATAACGCGTTAAACGCAAACACCACTGCGGGTTTTAACACGGCTGTTGGTTCACGAACACTCGACGCAAATACTACTGGCAACGCAAACGTTGCTGTAGGTGCATTTGCTCTTTATTCAAACACGACTGCTGATGACAACGTTGGCGTTGGCTATAATTCTTTAGGTGCAAACACCACTGGCACGCAAAACGTAGCTGTTGGCGCATTAGCACTTGATGCGAATACGACCGCAAGCAATCATGTTGCTATCGGTTATAACTCATTAACAAATAACACTGGTGCAAGCAACACTGCCGTTGGCTGGCAAACTTGCGGCACTAATACTACTGGAGCTTATTTAACCGCTGTTGGTGTTCAAGCAATGTTCTCGAACACTACTGGATCGCAAAACACTGCAATCGGCGCTCAAGCTCTTGATGCAAATACTACCGCTAGTGGTAGCACTGCGGTTGGATATGATGCTTTAGGCGCAAACAGCACTGGCCCTGAAAACACGGCTGTTGGAAACATTGCTTTACAAGTAAATACTACTGGTACGCAAAATGTAGCTATTGGTTCACGAGCATTAGACGCAAATACGACAGCTTCCGATAACACTGCTTGTGGGTATAACGCGTTAAGCGCAAACACCACTGGTGCAAGAAATTCTGCTTTCGGCAGTCTTGCATTAGACGCTAATACTCAAGGCGCATACAATACCGCGATCGGGTATGAAGCATTAACTACAAATACCACTGCTAGTTACAACGTTGCCGTTGGATATGAAGCACTTGAAGCCAACACCACTGGTACGCAAAACGTAGCCGTTGGTGCAAATGCACTTGATGCAAACACAACCGCAAGTAATAACACTGCTGTTGGTTATGAATCCTTAACAACAAACACCACTGGGGCTCAAAATACCAGCATCGGATACCAAACTCTCCGTAGCAACACCAGTGGTGCTAACAACGAAGCTATCGGATACCAAGCTCTTTATTCCAATAACACTGGTGGCAATAATCAAGCTATCGGACGAGTAGCCCTTTATACCAATACCACTGGGGCTAGCAACGTAGCCGTTGGACGGGGTGCTCTTTATAGCAATACCACTGCTAGCGACAACACTGCCGTTGGGCGAGAAGCTCTCTCTAGTAATACCACTGCTAGTAACAACACTGCCGTTGGACGAAGTGCTCTCCTTGCAAACACTACTGGTACGCAAAACGTAGCCGTTGGTACATTTGCACTTGATGCAAACACTACCGCTAATAACAATACGGCTGTCGGTTATGTATCTTTAACATCAAACACCACTGGTACTGAAAACACGGCTACTGGAAGAAACTCTCTTTCTAGCAATACCACTGGTAATTACAACGTAGCTGTTGGTTCACTAGCATTAAACGGAAATACGACTGCCGATAACGTAACTGCTGTCGGTTATAACGCTCTTAGAAATAACACTACTGGTGCTAACAACGTAGCTATTGGATACCAAGCTCTCCTTGCCAATACCACTGGCAATTTAAACACAGCTTGCGGACAAGAAGCTCTTCAAGACAACACCACCGCTAGGTATAACTCAGCCTTTGGACGACAAGCTCTTGCTAATGTCACCACTGGTGAAGAAAATACTGCTATTGGTTTCCAAGCGGGCGACGCAATTGTTGATGGCGGTAAAAACATTTGCATTGGCTCTAATGCAGATGTTGACAATGACGGCAGAGAGTTTTCAATCACGATTGGTAATAATATTTTAAGCAATGACAGTAATTGTTTTACGTTTGGTAAATCAGGTAATCGCGTTCACAACCAATTTACATCAAACGCATCGTGGACTCGCAACTCCGATGTTCGCCTAAAGAAAGACATCCAAACCAATGCTGATTTGGGTCTTGGTTTTATCAATGACCTGAGAACGGTTACTTATAAGTGGAAGGCACCTTCAGAACTTGATACCAGCCTTTCTAGTTACAACGCAGCCAAGACTGAAGCTGACTACACCAACAAGATGTACGGCTTTATTGCTCAAGAAGTAAAGCAAGCTCTTGATGACCACAACGTCACTGATTTTTCTGGTTGGACTGTTGACAATGAAGACATTCAAGGCATCAGCTACGAGATGTTCGTGATGCCGCTGGTAAAAGCGGTGCAGGAACTGTCTGCAGAAAATACTGCACTCAAGGCTAGACTTGATGCTGCAGGCATCTGACCTTTACTTATCACAGAACAATGTCCGAAGAAACTCTAACCGCTGCAGAAATTGCTCAAAACTATTCTGCAGCTCTTGATTCCGTCACGCTAATCAACGCCTTGATGGATCTGTCCAGCCGTACCGAAGAAGAAACAGCAACAGTTTCACGCAACGTCGAGCATCTCCAGATCATGGTTGCCAAGACCTACTGGACGAGTGAAGACCTTGATCCTCTTAATGATGCTGTCACTCGAGGTGGTGCAGCCTGATCGTTTGAACCATCTCTTCAAGGGGTGGTTTTTTATTGACAAGAATAAGACCTTTAGAATAGATCTATCTAGATGTAGTTAGAAAGTGCCTTACATTGGAAAGCAGCTGGTTCGTGGCCAGAACCGTAAGTTAGACGACATTTCCAGTGGCTTTAATGGTAGCCAGACGACATTCACGTTACAGATCGCAAGTCAGAACGTAAGTGTTGGAAGTGCCCTCCAGCTGTGGATTTCAGTTGGTGGTGTGATCCAGAACCCTCTCACTGATTTCACCATCGCAGGGAATCAGATTACTTTTACCACAGCTCCTGCAGCCAGCCTTGATTTCTTTGGTGTCATTCAGGGTGATGTAACTGATACTAATACTCCTGGTGATGCGACCGTCACCACTTCGAAGCTTGCAACTGGGCTTACTGTTAATTTGGCTGATGGTTCAGCTGCTACTTCGTCCCTTCAGTTAGGCGGCACTGATAGTGGTCTGTTCAGTAGTGCAGCAGATAAGGTGAATGTCACCACAGGTGGTGTTGAGCGTTTAGAGATTGGCAGCTCTGAAGTTGTATTTAACGACGGCAGTAATGATGTTGACTTCCGCGTTGAGTCAAACGGCAATAGTCAAATGCTGTTTGTCGATGCTGGAAATGATCGGGTCGGGATTGGCACTGCTAGTCCTGCAAATAATTTAGATTTAGCCATAGATTCCAACAACGAAGGCATTCGACTTTCAAGCTCCACTAATGTTTTTGGCAAGATTGATTTTCACTCTAATAGGTCTGGCGCTGACGCTGCACTAGGTATTATCGACTTCAACTGGAATGGTACCCAGGTTGCTCGAATTATCGGTGGCGCTGGAACTGATACAACAAACAAAGACGACGGTGCATTACAGTTCCACACTGCAGCTGCTGGATCAGCCACCGAGGCGATGCGAATCGACAGCTCGGGTAGGCTGTTATTAAACGGAGGCTCTGATGTACGAATGGAGCTTGGAACTAATGGCACTACTGGTACCAATGATCGCAATCATATTAGAGCTGATGGTGACATTCTAAAGTACAACTGCTGTGACAATGGGCAGCACATATTTGAAGAAAATGGCACCGAGCGTATGCGAATCGACAGCTCGGGAAATGTGGGAATTGGAAATTCAACACCATCTAGTTACAACGCTGTTGCAGATGATTTAGTTGTTGGCACTCAGTCTGGAGCGCACGGCATTACCATCGCTGCTGAAAATAACAACACTGGTTATTTACATTGGGCTGATGGTACTGGCTCTACTGCAGAGACAAGAGCTGGACGGATTGCTTATAGCCATGCTGATAATTCATTCCGCTTTGATACTGCTGCCAGCGAGCGAATGCGCCTGGACTCAAGTGGTCGGCTGTTGGTGGGGACGTCTAGTGGCACCAGCTCCCCTAACGCAATACAAACTGGTGGTGGCGGCACCATGATCTCAAGCAGTGGAAGTATTAGTAACAATGGTACCTTGGACCTGACTGTTGGAACAAGTAATATATGTTTTTGGAGTGGGTTTTTATTTGTTAATAACATTGATGCTGCTAATGGTCTTAACAGAACACAATCAACATTTTCTGTCTTTGCTGATAATCAAAATGCTAGTTCACAATTTACTCAAATTGCCAGCCGAAACGGATCAAGCTCAAGATCTTTTACTGTGACCTATGTAGATAATGGAATAATTAGGATTACAAATACCTCAGGGTCTACCTGTAATGTCTCCGCGGGATTCTTTGGTGGTGGCATCAATATGGGTTAAATAATATTGCAAAGATCGAAGCCCTTGAACGACGTCTATCTGATGCTGGTATCGCCTAGCGGTAACCACCCCATGGCAACGTGGGGCGCTCAAGTTACACTTGGGTTTGAGCAGTATCTATCAAAAGTTGACAAAAAAGTTTTGATTTATAATTTGTAAAGGCGTTTTTATCACATGGCTATCACCACTACTTGGTCCATCAATACACTCGATAGAGAGGTTTCAGATGGATATGTTTATAACGTTCACTATTCTGTAAG